CGCTGATGCATTTCAAAATGCTTTTCTTAAAAACAGTGCAGATCTTATAAATCTTAATATTGAAATACTAGGAGATCCTTATTGGTTAGTTGATACGGGACTAGGAAATTATATTGCGGACAAAGGCCCAAATGCTCAAACTAATTCCGACCTTACAATGAATTATGAAGGCAGTGATGTATATGTGTACATAACATTCAGGACTCCTATAGAACCAAATTTAGGAACTACAGGACAAGGAGGTCTTTATAATTTCCCCAAGGGAGAAATAGTTAGCCCCTTTAGCGGAATTTACAAAGTAACTAAATGTGATAACAAGTTTAGCGGCGGCATCTTCACTCAAACTATTAGATGTATTAGAATGACCGGTCAGCCTCAAGATTACAAAGGTAAAGAAAACATTGTTAAAGCACAAACATTATTATACAAAGAACCAGAAGTTGAGAAAAAAGATCCAACTACATTTATATATGGATCGGAAGGTGAATAATGCCTAGAGAGACTAGACCAGCGGCGACGACTGCCGCTAAAAAAACTATAGGACCTGGCCCGTTTCTGGCCAAGGTCGTAGGGCATCTTGATCCTTCGTTTATGGGAGGGCTTCAGGTTACCCTTCTGCGTAGAGATGGTAATTTGATTGGAGATGCTAACCAAACATATACTGTACATTTCGCCACCCCATTTTACGGAAGCACTGCTTATGAATTTATGGGGGCGAATAAAGCAGATTTTAATGATACACAGAAATCATATGGTATGTGGTTCGTACCTCCCGATGTCGGTGTAACAGTAATTTGCTTTTTTATCAACGGAGATCCTGCTCAAGGATATTGGATGGGCTGTGTACCTAGTCGTTTTATGAACCATATGGTACCAGCTATCGGAGCATCAACTGAAGTTGAACTTACAGATCAAGACAAAGCAAGATTTAATACTACTCAGCCTTTGCCCGTGGGCGAAGTTAATCGATTAGCAAATACATTAGATACTAATATGCAAATCGATAAGATAAAGAAACCGGTGCACCCAATAGCTGAAAGATTTTTAGAGCAAGGTTTGTTAGAAGACGATGTCAGAGGACCAGCACAGAGCACTCCAAGAAGAAATGTTCCTAACATGGTTTTTGGAATTTCGACTCCAGGACCTTTAGACCGCAGAGACGGTGCGATTAGAAAATCTATAGGATTAAAACAAAGCCAAACACCGAGTCCGGTTCCGGTAAGCAGATTGGGCGGAACACAATTAGTATTCGACGACGGTGATGATCAACTGCAAAGAAAAAAACCTGCAGGTCAAGGACCTAGAGAATATGCAGATACTCTTAACGGCGAAAAAGGCGATCCTACGATTCCGGCAAACGAATATTTTCGCGTTAGGACGAGAACCGGGCATCAGATACTCTTGCACAATACTGAGGATTTAATTTACATCGCTAATTCTAAAGGGTCAACTTGGATAGAATTAACCAGTAACGGTAAGATAGATATTTTCGCCGAAGACAGTGTTAGCATTCATACAAAAAATGATTTTAATTTTTATGCAGACAGAGACTTCAATCTTGAATGCGGTAGGAATGTTAATATAAAAGCCAAAGGGCGCCTTAACGGAGATTTTTTACAAAACATACATTTAAGATCAGGATTAGATATGAAAGTGTTTGTTTCCGAATCTTTAGATTATAAAGTCGGAACTGATACTAAATTTACCACAGGAAACAATTTAGATGTAGCGGTAGGAGGCAGTACAAAATTAACCTCGTTGGGAACCACTGATATCTATTCATCTTCTAGCCTTAAAGTAACTTCGGGTGCTACGATTGATGTAGGGGCCGCCGGTAAAATCGTAATTTCTGGTTCTAGAGTGGATATCAACGGACCTAAAGCAGCTACCGCAGCACAGGCCTCATCTGCTGTAACAGCACCTCCGCTGAGCACACACGATAATATAGCTACTGCGGTAGGAGATTGGGCAAACACAAAATATCAATCAGGCACTATTCCTAGTATTATGAAAAGAATACCAATGCACGAACCTTGGGCCTTGCATGAAAGCAATGCGCCTGAACAGGTGAATCCGCCATCTACAGACAGAGACGATGGAGGAGATTTACCAGCAGAACATCAAGCTGCTACAGATTCAAGTAAGGTATCTGCGTCTGCTGCCCACGTGGCAGAAATCAACGATTACGATGCAGTAAAACCTGATCCTGCTACAGGTAAACCAAGTTTTCCAGAAAGCATTGATATTCCTTCGGGCGGAGTTAATCTTACTGCTGACTATTTCGCTCCTAGTAAGTACGGCAAACGAACTGCCGAAAATCTTAATACTTTAGACCCTTCTGTGAGAGTAGTATTTGCCAAAGCTATTAAGGCGTTTGTTCAGCAGTATTTTAAAGATGGTTGGGATATGAGTGTTTCAGAATGTCTAAGACCGCTGGCAAGAAGTAAGGCTTTGTACGAAGCTTTCAAAGCAGGTACAGGACCACAAGCAGCCAGTCCTGGAAATAGTTGGCACAACTATGGTGCCGCTGCAGATATATTGATTTATAAAGATGGCAAATGGGATTCGTTGAATAAACTCGGAGCCTATACAGGATTTGCACAACAGTTTTTAAGACAACAGGGAATCCACAACAACGCCGGTGCTAATGACAGCGGACATTTTGTGCCTGTACAAATGCCAGTAGGAGTACCGTCTGCCGTGAAAAACGGGTCTATTAAGATTTCACAAATTATGTCTGGCGAGAAGAAGGTTTAAAGAGAGATAGAAAAATGGCCAAATTATATAACAATCAGATAGTAGCTAAAAATAAAGCCAGTGTAGGGGATCAAGACACTGGAACATTTACCTATAAAGGATTCAGCTCGAATGAATCCAAAAAAGGTTTTAAGCTTTATGATATTGATTTAGTTAAGCAGGATATTATAAATCATTTTTATATTAGAAAAGGTGAAAAATTAGAAAATCCCGAGTTCGGAACTATAATTTGGGATATGTTGTTTGAAAATTTTACCGACGAAGTAAAAAGATTAATTTCAGAAGATGTTGAAACAATAATAAACTATGATCCGAGAATAGCTATTAATTCGATTGTTGTAGATGCTACAGATCAAGGGATAAGAATAGAAGCAGATATTGTTTATATTCCTTTTAACATTAACGAAAGAATGACTTTCGAGTTTGATAAAAATAATTCTATCATAAACTGACCAGTTTATTTTTTCAGGTAAATATTGATATATGGGGCTTTTAAGATGTCAGTTACATTGAGACAAACAAATTTAATTTTAAATCAAGATTGGAAAACGATTTATCAGACTTTCCAAAATGCTGACTTCACCAGCTACGACTTTGAAAATCTTCGAAGGGTAATGATTACATATCTAAGGGAAAATTATCCTGAAGATTTTAATGATTATATTGAAAGCTCAGAATACCTAGCATTAATAGATGCTATCGCATTTATAGGTCAAAGTTTAGCATTTCGCATTGATTTAGCCAGTAGAGAAAATTTCTTAGAATTAGCAGAAAAGAAAGAAAGTGTATTACGATTGGCAAGGATGTTGAGTTATAATGCTAAACGAAATATTCCGGCCCAGGGTTTATTAAAGTTCGACACAGTAAGTACCACAGAAGACCTTTTAGATAGCAACGGCAGAAATTTACAATCTCAAACAATAATTTGGAATGACCCGACTAATATTAATTGGTTAGAACAATTTATTCTTATATTAAATTCTGCAATGGCAGATAATACTGAATTTGGAAGAAGCCAGGGTCAGACCACAATACAGAATATTCCAACAGAACAATATAGGTTTAGAACGGTATCTAATGATGTTCCTATTTTTACGTTCTCTAAAACAGTAGCCGGACGCACCATGGCATTTGAAATTTTAAGTACTTCTTTTGCGAATAGTGAATCGATATATGAAGAAGCACCGGTTCCGGGAAATCAGTTTGGATTTATCTATAGAAATGACAGTAGAGGTGCAGCAAGCCCTAATACAGGATTTTTTGCGCTATTCAAACAAGGTAGTCTAGAACTAGCTGATTTTTCTATTTCTGCCCCTACTACTAATGAAAAGATTAGTGTTGATAGTG